TAAAAAACGTGATAATTATGGCATGATTTATCGTGCTATCTTAGAACCAATCTGCTATGTAGTAGGAAAGGTAGGCAAATAATGAGTGATCCAGTAACAGCAGCAATGGTAGGAGCTGGTGTAGGCGGTGGTACATCTTTATTAAGAGGTAAAAGTCTAGGTTCTTCTCTACAAAATGCAGCATTAGGTGGTGTATTAGGTGGTGGTGGTAGCTATTTAGGTGGTCTAGTAGGTGGTGCTGGTGGAGCTACAACAGGTAGCGCAGTTCCAGGAAGCATTGGTACAGAACTTGTATTTAATCCAGCTACAGGCACATATTTAAATCCATCATACTTTGCAGGTGCTACATCTAGTATGCCATTATATACAGGTGGTGGTAGTGCATTATCTCAAATAGGCACAGGATTAAGTTCTTTAGGTAGCAAGGTTATGCCAGGTGATGTTCTTATGAGTAATCCATTAGGATATGGCAAATTAGCATTAGATACTTATGGTGCTATGAATCAATCACAAGCTCCATTACAACCATCTCCAATGTTAAGCGCACAACAACTTATGGGTCAACAAGGTGCAGTTCCCATTCCACAATTTAACAGCATGGCACAATTACCAAGAAAACCAATTTACATAGGATAAATCATGGCATTACAAGACTATTTAGGTGGTATTAATATCTTTGGAACACCAATTCCTACAGGTATTTTAGACCCACAACAAGAAGAAAAACTACGTAATCAAGCATTGGTTTCAGGTATTATTGGAACTGCTGCTAATTATTTAGCTCAACCTAAAAACTTAAATGCAGGTAGTGCATTACCATATTTAGCTAAAGCATATATTGGTGGTATGGGTTCATCTCAAAACACAGTAGATACTGCATTAAATAACTTATATAGACAACAATTATTAGCAGGTAGAAATGATCCATTTGGCACTATTGATATTGCTAAATTTACACCTGAATCTATTTCTGAGTTTCAAAAAACAAAAGATTATGGCAAGTTAGTTCCTATATCTACAGAACGTGGCACTAATATTGGTAATATTGATCCTACTAAATTTACACCTGAATCATTAGCTGCATATCAATTATCAGGTAACTTAGGTGATCTTAAACAAATCTCTGCTATGGAAAAAGGTGAAAGCCCATTTGGTAAGATTAACACATCTGACTATACACCTAAGTCATTAGCAAAATTCCAAAAGTCAGGTAACTTTGAAGATTTACAACCAAAACAAGAATCTATAAAAGCTACTCAAAATTATGAAGCAGCTCAACAAGATGTAAATGGTAATTGGATATTTGTGCCAAAAGTACCAGGCTTACCTATTAAAGACTTACAAGGTAATATTGTTACTAACCCACAAATTAAACCTAAAGCAGAAAAAGCAGCAACAGAATCACAAGCTAAAGCTGCAACATTCTATAGTCAAATGTCTAATGCAAGTGATGAATTAAGAAAATTACAAGCAGAAGGTTTTGATCCATCTAGTCCATTAGCACAAACAGCAGTTAATTTAGCAGGTACACCATTAAGAGGGTTAGCTGGACAACAAGCTCAACGTGCAAAACAAATTCAAGAGCAATGGGCTGAATCATTCTTACGTATTAAAACAGGTGCTGCTGCAACTAAAGACGAGGTAAGAAAGAACGTAGAAACATTCTTCCCTAGATTTGGTGAAACTGATCCAAATATTATTGCACAAAAAGAACGTGCTAGAGCACAAGCAGAACAAGACGTATTACGTATGACAAAAGAAGGTGGTGGTAGTGTTGCACCAAAAGCTAAAGAATTATCTGCACAAGATAAACAGGCTTTAGATTGGGCAAATTCTAACCCTACAGACCCAAGGTCAGTTCAAATAAAACAAAAACTAGGACTATAACATGGCAGAATTTAACCCTGATGAATATCTAGGTACTACTCAAGGCTTTGACCCTGATGCCTATTTAGGTGTTAAGAAAGCAGCACCAGCTCCTGCATTACCTCCTGTGACTGATAGATTACAAAGACAATTAGGATTAACAGGTCGTTATTTAACAGAGGCTGCTGATGTATTAGCTTCACCTGTTCGTGGTGCATTAAACCTTGTATTACCTGAAAGTTTACAAGCAAGACCACTTGCTGAAACATTAAACTTACCTAAACCAGCAACAGGTTTAGAAAGAATGGTAGCAGGTCCATCAAGAGCATTAGCAAGTACATTAGGTACAGCAGGTGTTGCACAAGCATTTAAACCTGTATCACAATTAGGTCAAACTATTCAACAAGCATTTACTGCAAATGCACCTACACAAGCAGCAGCAGCTACCGGTGGTGGTTTAGGACAAGCAACAGCACAAGAATTAGGTGGTGGCACAGTTGCACAAACTTTAGCAGGTTTAGGTGGTGGTTTAGCAGGTGCAGGACTTGTAAGACCTCAAGCTATTGGACCATCTACTCAACAAGTACAAAATGCTAATAGAGATGAAACATTAAAACTAGGTAGAGATGCTGGTTATGTAGCATTACCTACAGATGTAGGTGGTAGAAAAGCAGGTCGTTTCCTAGAAGGTGTTTCTGGTAAATTTAAAACAGAAGAGTTAGCTAGTGCTAGAAATCAACAAGTCACAAATAATCTTACTAAGAGATATTTAGATTTACCTGAAGATGCACCACTCACAACTGAAGTATTAGAAAATGCTAGAACATCTGTATATCCTGCTTATGAAGCTATTGCTGAAACAGGTACTATTAGTTTAGGTAATAAAAATCCTTTCTCTAACATTGTTACAGGTATTAATAAAGTAACAGGTGGTAAAAATGCTCTTATGCAAGATATACCTGATACATATACTATAGACGCTGCAACAGCTATTCAAAAGCTAAAAGAATTACGTAGTGATGGTAGTGCTTATTTAAGATCAGGTACTAACATTATGAAACCTAATCCTAAAGAAGTAGCACGTGGTAATAGATACTTAGCTGAAGCAGATAAACTAGAAAAAGCTATTGAAAACCATGTTGTTAAATTAGGTCAACCTGAACTTATTAATCAGTTTAGAGATGCAAGAAGATATATTGCTAAAACATTTACAGTAGAAAAAGCATTAAATCCACAAACAGGAACTGTAGATGCTAAAAAGATAGCTAAAGAATTAGACAAGGGTGTTCCTATTACAGACGAATTAGCTTTAGTAGGTAAGTTTGCTAAAGCATTTCCCAAGACAACTAAAGTAGTTGCAGAAGCACCTGCACCATTTTCAGCATTAGATTTATACGGTGCTGGAGCTGGAGCTGGTGTTGATATTATGACTGGTGTTCCTGCATTATCACTTTTAGCACCAGGAAGACTTGCTGCTAGATATGGTTTAATGACACCACAAGGTCAAAGACTACTTGCAACTCCACAATATACGCCAAGAACAGCACCTTTTGTGCCATATCAAGGCTTACTTAACGTTCAAGAGTAAAGGATTTTAGAATGAGTGATATTGACCCATTCAAATATGGACAACTTGTAGCTCAAGTTGAGCAAATGGAAAAAAAGATAGATAAGTTAGAAGCAGGTATGGATGAACTTTTAGCATTAGCCAATAAATCCAAAGGTGGTTTTTGGGCTGGTATGACTATAGCTTCATTTATTGGTGGTTTATTTACATTTGTTATGCACAATTGGTTAGGAAAATGACATGAAACAATTTCTAATGGCAATTACCTTAGTATTGCTATGGTTGTTTTTATATGACTATGCAGATGGAAAAGAATTGCCAAAAGAAATGTCAATGGCTACTGAAGCTGGTGAAGTAGTATTAACACTAGAAGAATGTACGTTTACTAAAATGGGTTTACGTGGCTATCCTTATGCTGCGTATGCTACAGATAAAGGTAAACCTAATCACGAAGGTTGCTGGAAGAAAGAATCTGTAAACAACATGGAATCAGTATTAATTTACTTTCCAGAGTTAGATGCTACAGCAGTATATAATCCACAACTATTTAAACCACGTTCAACACTATGACATTTATTACTGAAAATAACATAGCAAATCTGTACAGCGCACTAATAGAGTTTCCGGTATTTGACGAATATAAATTACCACCGGCATCTAAAGTAGATTTCGTAGTAGTGCATGACGATACTATATGTGGACAATATGAACCACCTGAAGCTGGTGAACCTCATGTTATCACTATATCTACAGCTAAATGTGGTCATTTAGATACAGTCATCAAGACCTTGTGCCATGAGATCATACACATGATTTGCTATTTAGAATCACCTAAGACAGAGAAGTATGCCACACATAAAGGTTTATTCTTAAAACTACAAAAGAGAGTAGCTAACACACTTGGCTACGATCCTAAAGAACTATAAGGAGTATTATCATAGACCCAATTACTATACTAGCAGCATTAGGACCATTAGCAGTAGATTTAGGTAAATCACTTATTAACAGATTTGTAGCACCTGACCAATTCAAACCTGCTACCATAGAACAATATGCTCAAATGAAACAGATTGACCTAGAGTTCTTTAAGGTTATGAATGAAGCTGGTGGTGGTAATCCATCTTATCCATGGGTAGAAGCTATTGTAAGACTCATGCGACCAGCTATAGGTTTATTAGTATTAGCAACATGGGCAACTATGCACCTACAAGGTATTGCAACACAAGAAGTAGATAACTTTGCTAGTGCAGTTGGTTTCTATCTCTTTGGGGAACGTAGTTTATTCTACATTAAAAAGAAATGATAGTCTTAGACATACTAAACTTTATCGGTTTAGCTATACTTAAATTATTAGTTGTTTCATTGCTATTCGTAGCTATGGGATTCTCTATTTTATTTATGTATGCTATGCAGTACTTAACTCAGGCACTTAACTACATTGACAAGAATGTTAATTGAAGTAAAAAGGTTTGAATTTAAAGATACACACACGATAGGAAAATTATACATAGATGGTGTATATGAATGTTATACACTAGAAGATGTAGTCAGAAATGGCAGTAAAGTGATAGGTAAGACTGCTATCCCTACCGGTGAATACAAAGTCATTATAGACGCATCTGTACGCTTTAAACAAGATATGCCACATATACTAGATGTTCCTAACTTTACAGGTGTTCGTATCCATTCAGGTAATACTTCAGCACATACAGAAGGATGTATCTTACTTGGCACTACATGGTCAGGTGGTGACTTTATCGGTAACTCTAAATCAGCTTATAAGAAGTTCTTTGAGAAGTTAAAGAAAGCTAAAACAGCAACAATTAAAATATGTTAGATTATCTTATTTGCGATATTCTATGCGCTATTACACACTTTAAATACGTCTTCCTAATGCTAATCTTGTATCTAGTATATAATAAAGTATCTCAACACTAGGAGAGTTACTTGAAGATACTACTTTTAGATATAGAATGCGCACCTAATTTAGCAACGGTATGGGGTATTTGGCAGCAAAACATTGCGCTTAATCAACTCCTAGAATCATCTTACACACTATGCTATGCAGCTAAATGGTATGGTGAGAAAAAGATTATGTTTGACTCTGTATATAAAACAGACCGTAAAGCAATGCTAAAGTCTATCCATAAACTCATGGATGAAGCAGATGCAATCGTTCACTATAATGGCAATAGGTTTGATATACCTATGCTTAATAAAGAGTTCCTAGAAGCTGGTATGCCACCTCCTAGCCCAGCTAAACACATAGACTTACTACAAACATCTCGTAGTAAATTCAGATTTGTTTCTAACAAACTAGATTATATTGCACAGCGTTTAGGTCTTGGTAAAAAGACAGCGCATGAAGGTCATGAGTTATGGCTTAAAGTTATGAATAACGATAGGTCAGCATGGAAACGCATGGAAGAATATAATAGGAATGATGTTGTATTATTAGAGAAGGTATATGATAAGTTTAAAGGTTGGATAAGTAATCATCCTAATCACAATCACTTCTCAGAAGAAAGAGTATGTCCAAGTTGTGCAAGTCATAAAGTTCAACAACGTGGTTATGCAGTATTAACTGGCGGTAAATACCCAAGATTCCAATGTCAACAATGCGGTAGCTGGTTTAGAGGTAATAAAAAATTAACCACAGACAAATCAGAAAAATTCGTCAAACTATAGGATTTATTATGCAACGTTCAGAAGTAGAGATTATCTGCAATCACATGCTAGGTAGAACTATCGTATCATGCGAAGCATTACATGGTGATAGCACTATTGTTATAGAGCTAGATGATGACTCTATTATAGAGATAAGCGGAGAAGAACTATCTCTGTACTCAGAACTAACTCCGCTAGACGACTAAAGGCAAATTACAGTACCGTTAGTATTTACTTGGCATACTGTTACAGAGCCATCTGGCGCATATATAGTAGTTGTTTGACTAAAAGCCTTTTCCGTTCCAAATATAGCTAATGCAACCATAGTAAGTCCGAATATCCAATATATCTTACTCATCATCAAACCTTTCTAAAATAGCTTCTACTTCAGGTGGATTAACAGCTTCAGATTCTCTTTCCAATTGCAATTCAATTAATTTTTCTGAATACCAATTTGCTTTTCTAAGGTCTTGAACATAACTACCTTTAAATGGATATCTTAAATCATAAGCCATTTTAGTACCCATTAAATAACCTTCAAATTGTTCAGGTGTAAGTTTAGCTTTAATCACTTCTATACTTTCAATTCCACCTACCATATAATGTGGTGGTTTATTTACCATATCTACCATAACTATCCCCTTATAAATAAAAGATTTATTGCCTGATAAGTTCCAATAAAGAAACCTATAATTGCGCATACTACCATAATGTAAATAATATAGTCAATTACTTTTAATATCCTATCCATTTACCATACTCCCTTCCTACAGTTACAGATACATAATTCCTATTCTTAAACCTTCTATCTAATATTTCTTTATGTTCAAGTGGTTTAGGTAAGCTGAAATATCCTTGACTTTCTAAATACTTTAATCGCACTCTATTTGTAACACATCCCTGAATAACATCCTTAATAGTGCAATTAGGATGCTGTTGCATATATTCATTAATAAACTTTGCTTGTCTTTGATCGTCTAGCTTAGTGTACATTTTTAATCCCATGAGCTTGTTCTATAAGCCTAGCAAATCTAAATATTCTGTCAAGCGTTAAAATAGCATTACCACTTCCAAATGCTTCTTTATACGCTTTAATAATCTCTTCTTGTGTAAGTGGGTTAGAGTCCACCATAAGCCTCCGTTAATCTTTTGCTATCATATCTTGACAATCCTTTATATTCCTCTACAGGCTCACCAGGTATTAATGGTGTTATCTTAATATGATGTGTTGTATTCTTTAAATCGTTTAAATATGATAATTGGTTAGGATGAAACGACCATAAATAAGATTTCTTTAGGTCACCAGACTTAACATCATACTCCTCATAAAGCCATGCTACAGGTTCTTTTTTCATCAGTATTCACCATTTTCTTTCATTTTTAACTTGATCTTATATTTACGTTTTAAAACAAACTTAGCTTTTTGATTCACTTGTCTTACTCTTTCTATTGATACATTATAAAGTGAAGCTATATCTTTATATTTAAAACCATTAAAATAACGCATAAGAAATACATCAAACATATCATTTTCTGACCAAGTATTCATTAGTAAAACACCATCCTTTTTATGTGTATTACTTTTTTTCTTCCAAACCATACTTTTTTAGGCGGTATTGAATCATCATGGAAGTATAAAGCATTTGCAACCGGATTTGCATATTTATTGTGAACAATCGTATCAATAACCAAAAGTTTAGTCTCC